GAAGAAGGGCCGCTTGATATGCAAAGGAAGGCATTGCTTTGGCGGATAGCGGTTGACAACGAGAAGGACAAGCCTGATTCCGCAATTCGAGCAGTTGGTGAAATCAACCGGATGAACGGGGTAGGCTTAAAGGGTAGCGACAGCCTTCGAAGTTTGACCGTTGTGGTCAATAACCAAGTTTTAGCGGTTGGGCCGCTGGATAAATAATATTGGTGGTAGGTTGGAAAGCAGGGCTATAAGTTGAAAGATAACCCGTAAATAGCTGAGAGTACGCCTTTTATCACATTTTACACGATAATGTGGACACCATAATTTAAAAAATAATATTGGTTGGTTTATATGCGTAACTGGTCACGGTATGACTGTATCCATTGAGCCGTCAGTCTGAAAACTTGGGCGCAGGGTCAAAAAACCAAGATAATTAACTACAGAAAATAATCCCTATAGACCAACCAATTTAAAATGATGCTGTGTGACGAAATATTGGATATGTACGAAACATTAAAAGGAGAAGAGAAGATGGCAAACCCAGGAAGTGAACAGAAAGAACAGGAGACTTTAATTTCATTCGAGTCAGGACATTACAAAAAAGTTATCGGGGTCTGGAAAGGCGATAGCGTCTGGTGCCATTTCAAGAAAAAGGGCGGTGGGATGTTGCATATCAACAAAGACAAAGTTGAATATATGGAAAGTTTCCCAATAGAAGAATAAAGAGATTGCCCGGTAGTTTAACTAGCTTCCCAATGGGGTTAAGCACCAAAATACTCACCTTGCCAACAATGGACACCACCCTGTCTCATTGGGGGTATACGGTTGAGAGTTGCAGGTAAATCCTGTCCGGGCAGTTTAATTACTAAAAAGGAGATAAATTATGGCTGAGTGGGTTGTTTACAGAACAAATGACGGAAAATACCATGCGGTACCGTATGAGAACAAAAAGCAGGCCGATACAATACTTGACCGGGCCGATGTGACAGCCGGGGCCGCTCCGGTATTTGCCAATACAGCAGACGAAGCGATTGAAAAGACCTTCGGGGACGATGCTTTAGAGGTAGCCGGGTTTATTTCCAGAAAACGGGATATACAGGACGATTTACAGAAAAGGTTCACCTATCACGCTCCGAAAGGTAATCAGCAGATGCGATATGAACATATCCGAAAATACGGTTTTGAAATGGCTGTAATGCTGATAAATAACTGCCCTGACAGCCGGGAGAGGAGCCTTTCCCTGACCAGAATTGAAGAAGCTGTCATGTGGGCAAACGCAGCAATAGCAAGGAATGAATAATGGTTCTGCCTACTGAATGGGAATATCAGAGGATATGTAAAGAAGACGAGGCCAAAAGGGTGCGGATTGAAAAACTTGAGGCCGTTATCCAAGAAGTGATACTGGACTCCGAAAATGACGATGTGTGGGGGCCGGATATTACAGTGGTACAGAAATTACAGGATATTCTTGATGGATGAATTACTGATTGCCATTGACGATGCTATTAAACAGGCAACCAAAGAACGAAGTCATTACTATATGGCAAGTATTCTTGGACGGGTACGGGTTGAGCTTGTCAATTATCATATGTTGACAAATTTATTGGTGGAAGACAAAATGGAACTTAAAAAAGAGGTTTCCAGCTTGACAGAACGACTTGCCGCTGCGAATATCATAATCGAGAACGGGAAATGAAGAGTTTTAAGGTGTTTTGTGCTGGCGAACAGCGTTATTTGACAGAAGACGAGACAAAACTTGTCAGAATTGCGATGGCAAAGGGTCAGGGATTTGTTAAGCTTGGCAAGATGAGGATTTTTTTTGACAAGGGAGTAAAATAATGGGTAATTCTATAAGGGATATGGATTTTTCCATCCCGATAGGTGATAGCAAAATTCAGCATAAAGTAAAGATTTTTGACGATACTGACATTCCCACAGTCGAGGCGGCTGTTACAGCATTTATTGACAGCCTGTATAATCCAGCAGACCCCAAATTCTATATCAAAGATATTCAATATTCTAATTATATAAATCAGACTGGTGTACCTACTAATCACCACTCCTTCATGGTCTGGTATGTGCTTCTTGTCTAATGGAAGTCGAACTTGATTATAGCCCCAGAATACAATTTGAACCGTTCCACATTAGAAGGCAGCGGTTTGCTTGTATTGTCGCACACCGTAGGGCCGGGAAAACGGTTGCCTGCGTCCATGAACTTATCATACGAGCATTACATACCCCGAAAAAGAACGCAAGATACGGCTATATAGCACCTTTCCGACAACAGGCGAAAAATATTGCTTGGGTGTACTTGAAGGAAGCAACCCGGAAGTTTGCTATTTCTATCCGAGAATCGGATTTACGGGTTGAATTGCCTAACGGGGCATGGATTTCGTTATATGGCTCTGACAACCCGGATGCGCTCCGTGGCGTGTACTTTGACGGTATTGTAATTGATGAATTTGGCGATTGCCGTCCTTCTCTTTGGGCTGAGGTCATTATTCCGACTTTGGCTGACCGTGAAGGTTGGGCTGTTGTCATTGGTACCCCGAAAGGCAAAAACCAGTTCTGGGAATTCTGGGAATTGTCAAAAAAAGACGATAGATGGTTTTCGCTTACCCTGAAGGCTTCCCAAACAGGAATTATTTCTAAATCTGAACTTGACCAGATGCGTTCTGTAATGTCAGACGCTCAGTACGCCCAGGAGCTTGAATGTAGCTTTGAAGCCCCGGTTCTTGGCACTTATTATGCCGGAATTATTAATATGATGGAAATTAAAGGGCAGATTGGGCCGGGAGCCTGCAAGTATGACCCTATTTTCCCGGTTCATGCAGTCGGTGATTTAGGATATACAGATTCATGCGCTTGGTGGTTCTGGCAACCAAGACCTGACGGAATTGCCATTATAGATTACGAAGAAGCCCATAGTCAACCCTTGCAGTATTACTTTGATTTGCTGGAAAATAAGGGCTACGAATATGAAACTATTTGGCTGCCGCATGACGCAAGAGCAAAAACCCTTCAAACTGGCAAAAGTACAGTAGAACAGTTTCTTATAGAGTATAAAGAAAAATGTAATATTGACATTGTGCCGCAACTTAAAGTACAACATGGCATAGACGCACTCAGATTGACCCTACCAAACTGCTATATAAATTCGGAAACCTGTAATGACGGAATTGAAGCTCTCAGGGCATATCGAAGACAATTTAATGAAGATAGAAAGGCTTTTAGTGATAAACCTCTTCACGACTGGAGCAGTCATGGTTCAGATAGTGCAAGATATATGGCATTGGTTTGCAAAGATAAACTAAAAGTTAAACTTCCTCAGAAAATAATAGAGGAAGTAAAAAAAATAGAACAACAGACATATAATTTTAATTTGAATCAATTATTTGCGGAACTTGACAAAAGTAAATTAGGCAACCAAAGAAGAAGGATTTAATCATGGCAAATTCTGAAACTGGTACGGAATCGACAAGCGGTGGAGCATCTATAGAGTCAAGGGCCGATTATAAGAAAAACCCTTCCGGGCAGTATAAATATTGGAGCATTGAACTTCAGTCTTCAATGAAACGGTTGAAAAAATGGCACAAGGCCGGGGACAGGGTTGTCAACCGTTTTCTTGACAAACAGGGGGTTGATGCCCTTGGCGGTGCTGACACAAAAGACCGGGCAAGACCCGCTTTCTCCCTTAATTTATTCCATTCCAATACAACTACTCTTAATTCCCTTCTATATGGGAACCTTCCTCAAGTCGATGTATCAAGAAAACACTCTGACGCAAATGATGATGCAGCAAGGGTAGCAGCCGAAATGATGGAACGGCTTTTAAACTGCGATATATCCGCAAATCCTGATAAATACGATTCTGTTCTTCGCTCTGTACTCCAAGACAGACTGCTTCCGGGCCTTGGCTGTGCAAGGGTCAGATATGAAGTCCAGACAACCGGGGAAGGTACCGCTAAAGTCCTTGTCAGTGAAAATGCCCCTATTGACTATTTTCATTGGCGTGATATTTTGTGGGGATGGGGTCGGAATTGGTCAGAAATTCCCTGGCTTGCCTACAGAACATATTTGACAAAAAAAGAAGTTGGAGACAGATTCGGCAAAGAGGCTGCTGATGGCTGTCCACTCAAAAAACAGATAGCAACCGGAGAAGACGATGGTTCCAAAGACCCTGAGCTTGATTCTGCATGGATGAAGGCCGAAATATGGGAGATATGGGACAAAGTAAAGAAAAAAGTATGTTGGGTGTGCATTGGATATGATAAGGTTTTAGAAGTTAAACCTGACCCTTTGAAACTGACAGGCTTTTTCCCGTCTCCACCGTTCTTTATAGCAAATGCAACGACTTCGCTCTACATCCCAACGCCCGATTTTCACCTTTCACAAGACCTTTATAACGAGATTGACATTCTCCAAACGAGAATTGCAATAATCACAGAAGCCGTCAAAGTTATCGGTGTCTATGACAAGAGCGCAGAGGGTGTAGAGCGAATGTTCAATGAAGGAGTGGATAACAAACTCATTCCTGTCGATAATTGGGCTATGTTCGCTGAAAAAGGCGGAATCCGTGGTCAAATTGATTGGTTCCCAATTCAGGATATTGTCAATGCTCTTGACAAACTCCGTCAACTCCGTGACGAGACTATTGGCTTGCTTCAGCAGGTCACCGGGATGTCAGACCTTATGCAAGGCGGTCTTCAGAATCAATATGAAGGAGTCGGGCAGTCACAAATCAAGGCCCGGTTTGGTTCTATTAGAATCCAGAAACTTCAAGACGATTTTGCCGCTTTTGCTTCTTCATTGATGCAGATTAAAGCCGAAGTCATAGCAATTCATTTTGACGCAAAGACAATCGTTATGCAGTCAAATATGATGAATTCTTTTGACAAAGACAAGATTCCTGAAGCGGTTGCACTTATCAAGAAACCGAAAGTTGCAAGATTGAGAATCACTATTAGGCCCGAATCCGTTGCCATGACGGATTTCGCTGAACTTCAGAATGAAAGAACGGCCTATCTCAATGCAATTTCGACATTTATGCAGTCTGCGGCCCCATTGATAGAAACTGACCCGGCTGCAAAGCCCTTTCTCCTTCAGCTTCTTCAATGGGGTCTTGCAGGTTTCAAGGGTTCTTCTGAAATCGAAGGTGTCATTGACAAAGCCATTGAAGCCAGTATTGAGGAGGCCAAAAATGCCGGAGACAAGCCTGACCCTGAACAGCAGAAAATGCAACAGGCCATGCAACTTGAGGACAAGAAACATCAGTCAAAAATGACAGAAATTCAGGCAAAAAGTCAGGCTGATATTCAAATGCGGAATACTGACCTTCAGGCCGACATCCAGACAGAAATGGCCCGTCATAAAGCAAAAATGGCGGAAGTACAGGCAAGTAGTCAAGGAAAACTTACTGAAATTAACGCCAAATATGAAACTGATGTCAGTTTGGAAGAAATTCAGGCAGGTTTGAATATCCAGCAGAGTCAGTCACAACAGGAAGGCGAAATTCGCAAGGATGCCGCAACCGCAAGTTTTGACATCCAAAAAGAACAGGAAAAGACAAGATTAAAAATTCGAGAAATGACAGTCGGCACAGCCGGGAAGATAAAGGAAATGATTGTCTCTGTTGATGCTGAACTCATAAAAAGCGTAGAGAAAAGGGAGCCTGAAGATGGCGGGAAAGGGGATAATAAAAAAATATAACAGCAAGGCCGAAGTTGAAGGAAGGGAGCGCATTTTTGGGGATAAGAAGGCAGTTAGGGGTAGTTGGGTTGTAGACCCGGCAACTGGTAAACTTGTTCCCAAGGGTGAGTATGTACCTCAGAACTCTACATTCAAGAACTTAGAGCCTTTCAAATCTCCGATTACAGGAGAACTCATTACCTGTCGTAAACAGCTTAGAGAACATAATAAGCAGCATGGCGTGACAAATATAAAAGACTATTCTCCTGAACATTTCAAGAAAAAAGGAGAAGAGCGTGTCAGGGAATTTCACGGCTCTGACAAGAAAAGTAAACAGGAAAGAATTAAAATAATTAACCGTGAAGCTGAGAAAAAGGGGATAAGATGGTAGAAAACGAAACAAAACAAATGACAGCTTTTGAAATTGCTACAATATGCCATGAAGTGAACCGGGCGTATTGTAAGGCTCTTGGTGACAATTCTCAGGCTCCGTGGGAAGAGGCACCGGAATGGCAGAAAAAATCTGCTCTTAACGGGGTTATAATGCACCTTGAAAACCCGGATGCAGGCCCGGAAAACAGTCATGAATCATGGCTTGCTGAAAAAAGGACTGCTGGCTGGATATACGGCCCTGTCAAGAACGAAGAACAAAAAACACATCCATGCTGTGTTGAATATTCAGAACTTCCGGCAGAGCAACAGGCCAAAGATTTTATTTTTAGACAGATAGTCCACTCGCTGAAAAACTTTTTATAAAGAAAAAAAGAAATCATTAAATAAAGACAAGGGGATTTAGAAGATGCCGACTGAAGAAGAAATCGCAGCAGCAGCAGCAGCAGACGATAACGAAGACGAAACCAGCATGAGGGATGATATTGAAAAATCCATTGAAGACATTTCAGCAGATGATACAAAAGAAGAATCTGCCTCGATGGATGGACTTCTTCCTGAAAAAATTCCTTCTGCCTTACCAGAAGATAAAGAAGGTTCTGGAAAAGAAGGAGAGGCAAAAGCAGGAGAGGGAGAGGAAGCTGGAAAGGCAGAGGGAGAATCGGCTGGAAGCGAGAAATTGGCTGAAGGAGAATCAGCGGCAGAAGACAAAACTTCACTCAAAGCACCTGTCGGGTGGACACCGGAGTCCAGAGAGTCTTGGTCGAAGGTTCCAAAAGACATTCAAAAAGTAATTTTGACAAGAGAGAACGAGATTGCTCAGACCATGCAGAATACGCAGGCCGCAAGGCAGACGCATGATACAATCGGCAAACTTGCAAACTCCTATGCCCCTATTATGGCGGCAGAGGGTGTCAAAGACCCAATGCAAGCCATTCAGGGTCTATTCGAGACTGTTGCACAGTTACGGGTAGGAAACCCACAGCAGAAGGCTCAGCGAATGGCTATGATGATAAATCATTATGGCATTGATATTCAGGCTCTTGACAGCGCACTTGTCGGAGAAGGCGGTGTTCCTTCCCCGGATGCACAACTTCAAAATATGATTGACCAGAGGATGCAGCCAGTCAATCAACTTCTTGGAGAGCTTCAGGGCCGTCAACAGGAGGCTCAAGTGCAGAGTCAGCAGGAAGCTGAACAGGAAATTACCAATTTCAAAGGCGAATTCTTTGAAGATGTCAGAATGGATATGGCAGACTTAATGGATATGGCAAGTTCAAGAAACCAGTCGATGAACATTCAGGAAGCATATGACAAGGCAATTATTCTCAGGCCGGAAATTCAGTCTATATTAAAAAAACGGTCTGATGATGCGGCACTTCTTGACAATAACCAGAATCTTCAGAATAAAGAAAATGCCGCAAGCTCAATTATGGGTAGGAAAGCAGGTGATGGTGGTGCTATGGGTGGTGGCACCATGAGGGACACCCTGAATGAAGCATGGGATGACTCCGCAAGCCAAATTTGACAAAAAAGTTTGACAAAAAATATTTATTCATATAAAAGATAATTTTAAAAGAAGCTTTCAAGTGTAGGCCAGCCCCGGTAGCACCTTCTTCTTGCGAGTTTTAAAAGTCTGCTTCGTTTCATTTGATTATGCGACTGGCTGTAATCCTCTTAGAACTCTAAATACAAGGAGAAATCATGGCTTTTGCAAATCCGAATTATAGCGATATTCTCGCTACGACAATCGAATCCCGTACCCGCAAAATTGCGGATAATGTGACCAACAACAACGCTGTACTGCGTAGGTTGTCACAGAAAGGTAGGATTAAGACCTTTTCTGGCGGTTACAAAATTCTTCAGGAACTCTCATTTGCCGAGAACAGCAATGCCGGTTGGTACTCCGGGTATGACCTGCTTCCTGTCGGTGTGTCAGATGTAATTTCTGCCGCAGAATTCGACATCAAACAGGCCGCTGTCCCGGTTATTATTTCCGGTCTTGAGCAGTTACAGAACGCAGGCCGTGAGCAGATGATTGACCTTATGGAAGGCCGTCTTCAGGTTGCAGAGAAGACAATGGCTAACCTCTGTACGGCAGGCATCTACTCAGACGGTACAGGTGCAGGTGGTAAGGAAATCACCGGGCTTGACGCTGCTGTTCCGATTGACCCGACTGCTGCTGCTTATGGCGGCATTGACGGCAATACCTTCACCTTCTGGCAGAACGCTGTTTCTAATGTTGCGGTAGTTGACGCAACTACGATTCAGGGAGCTTTTAACGCTCTTTGGGCGCAGCTTGTCAGGGGCAATGACAGACCTGACCTTATCATGTCAGATGCAGCCCTGTGGACTATTTATCTTGCCAGCCTGCAAGCACAACAGCGTTTTACCAATACGGGTGATGCTGATGCAGGTTTTATGTCAGTCAAGTATATGGATGCTGACTTTGTACTGGATGGCGGTATTTACTTCCCGTCTGCCGCTTCTGGTGGTACTGGTGCGCCAACAGCAACCGGGTTCTTCCTGAATACGGATTATATCCATTATCGTCCACATTCAGCGAGAAACATGGTACCGCTGTCACCAAACAGGCGTTACAGCACAAATCAGGATGCCGAAGTTGCAATTCTGGCATGGGCCGGGAACCTGACTTGTTCAGGCCGAGCCTTCCAGGGCCGCTTTGATAACAACGCATAAGGTTTACTAAATCCCCAACGGTTTTAGTAAACATCTTCTTGCTAAGACCACTCAGCGGGTCGGTGCTGAGGGGAGTATTAAACCACTTCCCTCAGCCCGTTTTTGACAAGGAGCGTAGGCCATGCCTGATTATCGAATACTTGGCTCTTTAGGAAATCCTGTCAATGAAGGATTTGGCAAGATTATGGAAGGCATTGGCTATGCTCTCCGGTCTGTCAGCGGTGAAGGTATAAATATAGATGAAGTAATTGGCGATGTCACAGCCGAAGCCGGACAATTCCTGAATGTTACCTGTACCACTTCTGACATAACAATCGCACTTCCTGACCCTGCCTTGTATGTAGGGGCTTCTATTTTTGTCCGTAAGGCCGATGCAACAGCTTGGCAGGTCATTGTGACAGGAGTTGCTGAAATGGCTTTTCAATTCTCGTCTATGCACTTAATTTCAATCGGTACAGAGTGGGTGATTACATGAGTATCTTTGAAAAAACTATAGTTACAGATGAAAATGGCGTACCAATAGACCTTGAGGCTGATGGCAAGGTAGCTTCTGTAATATATGGCCCCACTGGTACCCCGTTGAAGCTTGAACTTGATGGTTCGGTAGCTGTCAATATTCAAGACCAACATTCCCCTGCGCTTATTGTTCCAATGAATCAGGTAGCTAATATTACCGATATTTCAGCACTTTTGGCTATTGACGATTTGACCGTTGATGTTGATGTTGTCACAGGATTTATTGACGGTGCTTTTATCACCATTACCAATATAGTTGAAAACAGATATTATACAGCAAAACAGGTTGGCGCAATTTCAGGGAGTACGGTTACACTTGACACGCCTTTAGATTTTGCTTTCCCGGCAGGTTCC